CAATTATTGTATCATCTCTAAAATCTTTATTAGATACAAATAATGCGAATCTTCTTCTAATTCTGGATATTTTACTTTTGCATTTTTAATAGGAAATAATCTTACTTCCGTTCTAGATGGTGATATTTCAGAAATCCATAATTTATCTTCTTCCGAATCAGAACCAACTCTTTTATTAATTAGTGTAACTTGTGTTTTAAAAATACCATTATCATATCCTGCTTCTCTTAGTAATCTTTCCGCATCTATAAAATATTCATTTGGAAATTGAAATTTTTGAAGAACCGTACCTTCTGCTATTAAAATATAATCACTTATGTTACTACTTGTCAATGGTACATATCTAACCGTTTTCCCATTTACAGCTTTTTGTGGCAACTGATTATCATTTGAATCATAGACAATAAACTCAATTGCATCGGAATCTCCAAGACCAAAAAATGATTGCAGGTTTCCTTCTTCAAATATTTTTCTATCATCTGAACTAACTCTGTATCCTTTGTTATTTATAATATCTTTAAATGTTTTTATTGCCATTATGGTTTGAATTTAGCTCCTCTTTGTAATTGTAAACCAGCTGTTAAAGTAATGGACGAGCTTGGTGATTTTATTATGAATGTACCGTTATAAAGTGTATCCTTACCAACATTCAAACCAAGAACACCATTTTTATCAGTAGTTACAACTACTAATTTTCTAGCCTTTGCATCTAAGGTAAAACTAGCCGGCGCTTTATACGCATCTTTAGTTTTACCGGCTGTTTCAAAACTTACAACAACTGGTTCTGATGAGAAATTATATACTTCAATTTCTGGTCCATTTATAAATCTAACATTACCTTTATCTTTTCCAGGTCGCGTATTAACCAAAAGGTCATCTCCAGTTTCTTGTCCTTTTGTTGTTACTTTTACTGATAGCTCTTGTCCAACCTTAGCACCTTCAGCTAGCTTTGCTTCTTTGCCAATTAAAGTTTCTCTTAAAACACTTAATTCTTGTTCTAATGCTTGATTTCTTGCAAATAAAGAAACTCTTTGGATTGCTTCTGCTACTCCTTTTTGTATAGAGTTTTGTAATTCGGTTATTGTGCTTGTAATTTTTGTTGTTATCTGTTGAGTCTGATTTTGAGCCGCTGCTACATTTAAATTTTGTAAATCTACATCAACTCTTAAACTCTCAGATACTATTTCTACATCTTGTACTTTAGCTCTTAATTCAAAAACCAAAGTAGTAAGTTCTATAACCTGCTCTGTCAAATCAATTACAGATTGAGTTACTTCGTTATATATTGGTCTTGGAACTCTATCATCAAATGGGGGCGCTTCTGGTGGAAGTAATTCAAATATTACAGTATCAACGGATTTTACTAACTCAGTTTCGTTATACTTTGGTCTTGTTAATTGTCCAGATATGACACCATCAGTCCTATTTTCTTGGGCAAATGAGTAAACACCAAATTCATTTCTAGAAATGATAGGTGAACTAGAACCACTTATTAAAAGTTCACTTATTAATGCTTCATTTTGTAATCCTGTTTTTGCCATTTTAATTTTTTACAATTCTAAATGTTATATCATTATCAAAATATTGTGTATTACCATCAATAGTTACTTTAAATTCTATTTTATATGTTCTATCTGCTTCCCAATTAGAAAGATTTAAATTTATATAATTACCATTCTCATCACAGCTAATTTTTGAATAATCAGAAAACGGAATAATAATATCATCCGATGTATAATCTTTAATTTGATAATATGATGTTGCCGGTAAATAATGTGATGTACTATATGCAAATTGTTTAACAAAAGTTTTAATAGGATATAATTCTCTAGTAAATATTCTTATTTTTGGTGCAGTTCCAACTTTAACTTCTGCTTTTAAATTAGTAACTCCAACTTTTATATCTTCTGAAGTTAATGCGTTTAATGAGCCAGTTATAAATGATTGGTCATCCCAACCTATTCTAATTTTTGGTTGATATATAGTATTTGTTTCTTTACTAAATAATTTTATTGCACCATAATCTTGTGTATCAACTTCTTTATTAAATGCGTGTCTTAATATAATACCATCATTAGGTATAGACCCACTCATCCAACTTTTTAATAAAGATTTTATATTCATATCAATATCAGCAGTTTGATAGCTAAATGATTGCGATGCTTCGTATTGAGTCCACCAAGTACCACCACCACCATTATTTTGACTAGCAGATGTAAATGAATTAAAATTATTTTCTAACCAATCTAACTTAGAATCTCCTTCTCTATAATTCCAAGTTACACCCTGTGTTGATATATTATCAAATCTAGTACCAATACCCATTTCCCAACTTCCTGAAATTGCATTTGCAAAAATTGTATATTCCAAAGGAATTTCTTCGGTTTTTGTTTCTTTTAAAATAAGGGTTGCTTCATCCAATTGTATTGTACTATTGGATATTGATGCCGATAGGTATCCTACTTCAAATTTTAATAAAGCATGTGCTATATCTTTTATGTTACCATAATATAGTTTGCTTATTTCTAATATCTCATCTAAACCTGTATTTTGGTTTGGTTGTTGGAGATAGACTGTTGCATCTTTTGATGCTGTTAATAAATAGTATGCCATTATCTTACTCTGCCTTTTATGTCCCCACTAGGAAACTTAATTTCAAAAACTGAAGGGTCTAATGATGGATATACAATTTTATCTTTAGTTGCCGCTTCGATATTATACGAATTTGGTGAATATCTACCACCACACTTATTTGTAACTTTCACAGATGGAACAGATGAAACTCCTTCTACATTTGCTAACAACAATTCAATTTCGTTTAAATTAATAGTTTGATTAAACTGCCAATTATCTATACTAAAGAAATCTGTTACTTCACTTATACATTTTGTTAATATTTCATTTTTATTATAATTTGGATATGTTATAATTTCAAATTCCAAACCAATATTAATTACAAACCCATCATTCATATTTATGCCATCCGTTAACATTCGGTATTCGTTAATATATGTTTTAAGATTTTCTTTTACAGCTCTATTTAAATTTGTCAAATTACCATTTATATCATACCCTAATAAATACAAGTTAATAGCAAACGGATTGTTTTTTTCATTTTCGTTTGAAGTTTTACCAATTAAAAAGTTAGTAATTTGTTGTTTTATGTCTTGCTCAGTTGGTTCTAAATCATCTGGTTTGTTTACAAAATCTAATACTAAATCAGTAAATTCTTGTAAATTATTTGGTGATGCTAATATAGATGAAGGTGAATTATTATCCAATGTTCCATCGGCAACAGCATATGCTTTTGCGATAGCTCCATATTTCGATGGCATTGATAGTACACGGATTTGATAATCTTTTGCAGTTACTGCTCTATTTTGAGCTCCAAAATTTGCTAATGCGTTTTGTCTAATTTCTTCTAAAGTTTCACCCCCTCTACCACCAACTGCAGGTACATCGTTATCAACTGCTAATGAATTTTTTGCAGAATTATAAAGTGAAAGTTGGGCTCTTGTAAAAGAACTTAAACTTTCTTCAAATTCAACCCCATTAATTCTTGTTAATTCCCCCGCTGCAACGTTTGAACTAATACCTCCACCTGTATAATATTTTACAGTTATTGTTGTATTAGATGGAGAAGTACCATACGTTTTTGTTTTTAAAAAATTAGTTGGGTCAAATGATTCATCTAATCTTTTAATAGAATTTGGTAATCCCAGTCCTACGTTTTTAAGATTTGGAATTAATTGTTCATCGGATGCTGTTGGGTCTCCTGCACCAAATTCAATTGTAATTGTACTATCTTGATTTATTCTAGTTGTAAATCTTTTTGGTGTTTTTATTGTTTTTAAAACATATGGTACCGTTGATTTAAACTGATATAGGTCTGAATCGTTAGCTTCAGTATTTGGGTAATCAATGAATATCATTTCTTGTCCTAAATACGGTACTTCATACCATTTGTTATTATTAGAATCTCTACAATCGTATATTTCAATTACATTTGTTTCCGGTAAATCAATTGTTCTAAAATTCTCATAACTCCCAAAGGTCACTTCTTTTTGATTTCTTACGGCTGATATCGCTTGTACATATTTTTTTATTAAATAAAATGTAGGCTCACCTGTAAGTACGTCTCTTTGGTATATGGTCGTCTCTCTATCAATTTCATTTGAAAAATCTACCATATCAGTTGTTATAAATTGAACGTTACCCGCTTTGTTTGCCACAACCATTCCTTCTCTTACTTTTAAGTAAAAAGTATCGTCTGGTCTATTACTAGCACCAACTCCAATAGATGGTACTAATTGATAAACTGATAATGTTGTTACTGCCGGAGATGTTACTTTTGGTTTATAACCCAAATATTGCGCAAGAGCTATAATACTTTGAATATCTTCTGCGTAGGGCATTAAAGATTCTTTCAATGTATCATCGGTGTAATAAGCCAAAACATCACCTACATAAGATGCCATTTCAATAAACAGCATACCAGGAGATGATTCGTTAAAATCACCATAAGTCTTTGGAAAATAATTTTTTGTAAAATCAATAAGATTTGCTCTAAATGCTGCAAAATCTTTATTAAGATATTTTATATCCTTTCCTTTATTTTTAAAATTCTTATTTATTGTTGTTATAGCCATTATGTTTGTACATTAAAAGTTACCGTATCTAATACCTGTGTATCTGATACTCTAAATGAAACTGATACTTCAACCTTATTATTATCTTTAAATTCGTTTGATTGCTGGATATTAATAGTTTCTACATTTACATATGGTAACCATTTAGAAAGTGTATCAACAATATTATTTTCTAAGTTATCAGCAAACATTTCATCATTCATATTAAATAATAATTCTTGAATACCACTCCCAAATTCAGGCTGCATCAATCTTTCAAATCTTTTTGTAAGTAATAAATTTTTAATATTACTTTTAACCTGGTCAGCAGTTATAAAACTTTGATTAAAAGCAGTATTTCCTATTTGAATAGGTAATGTTATACCTATTGCATAGTCTTCAAACTGTTTTGAATCGATTACTAACTTTTTACCAAGTATTACTGCCATTATTTCTTTTTAAATCTTTTTACAAGTTCAGAATAATCTCTATTCAAAGCTTTATCTATTTCAGCTACTCCAGTGTTTACACCCAATCCAGTTGGCTGAGGTCCTTTAGCCATTTCACCATAACCCATCTTTTCAGCTAATGCAGTTTTACCTACAATTGAACCCATATCACCTTGTCCAAAGTTCATTGTTCTAAACCCACCATCTCCTTGCGGAATACCACCTCTAGTTTCGTTTAGAATTTGGTTAATCATTGGGTTTTTACTAAATTTTTTTTGTTCTACTTTTTCTTTAACTGATTCTATAATAGTATCATCTTCTAAAATAGCTTTAGTCATTGATAACCCAATTGGTTGTGATTTAGCAGGTTGTTTTCCTTCTGCTATTAGTTTTTTTACTTCAGCTCTTACAGTTTCCTTAATTAATGCAGGCAATTGCTCTTTAAGCTCCTCTTTAATAAGAATCTGAATAGCTTTTAATAGTTTGTCCGTATCCATACTTTATTATTTGTTATGTTTATAAATATTTGAATTGATTATTTTAATAATTAGCTCCAAAGTGTAGGGTCTTTTTGTAATTCCGTCCAGTATTTTGTGAATTTTTTTATTCTATCATCTAATCCATTGTATCCACCATTTATTTTTTTAGTAACCAATTTAATACTTGTTGTAGTGCTATCCTTACAACGGTTTACTAAGCTGTTAGTTTTCCAAAACATACATGCGGTATCTGCAAAATATTGCGTTGCAACACTATCTGGGTTTCCTTCAAAATCGGCCCCAGCAATACGCCCAAACTTTCTATAATTTGCTCTACCAGTTAATTGAATATACCCTCTACCTCTAAATTTATATCCATCACCTTTTTGCAAATTTCCCAAATCATCCCTACCTTCATATCCTGATTGAGCAGCTGTTGGTCCCCATATTTCTTGTTTGTATCTAAATCCACCCGATTCATGTTCACATTGTGCCAAAAAGTGTGCTCTTTCTATGTTAGTAGTACAAATTTTATATTTTATCATAGC